TGCTGCAGCAAGTATCGTCGATGACACGCCAGTAACGGAAAATGTGACAAAAATTCCAATGCGAACAGAGCCAACTTGACCAGACGCCTGCAGCCCAGATGGAAGGACCGTCGCCTGAGCGATTACAGAGGTGGAGCCGATGTACGCATTTGCTTGCAGGCCGTTGATTTGTACATTTGCGTCAGCAGACGCAATGACGCTGCCAGCCTGTCCAGTTGCTGAAAGTCCAGATGTGACAATATTAGCGTCACCAGAAACAGATGCATCACCAATTGCGCTGGAGCCTGAAACACCAGAAGGATTAATTGTTGCTGCAGCTATTACCGTTATGGAGCCGACGCTGCTCGTCGCCTGAAGACCAGTCGCAGGAACATTGGCCTCGGCAACAATGGTTACCGAGCCAATTTGTCCGGCTGCGCCAGCGTTGGTTATGGAACCTTCGCCAAAGGCAAGCTGGCCCCAAGTCCCCCGACCCCAGCCGGAAAAGGGGACAACGACATCAGACATTAGGCGATCCTAATAATCGCGTTGCTGGCATCTGCTGTTGGGAACACGATAGTGAAGTCACCCGCCGTCGAAGTCTTGTCTCCACCAAAATCCAACACAATAACGGCATTTGTCGTGCCAGTGCTGGCACCCGCTGTCGTGTTGTAAATCAACGCACCACGCGCAGTAATGCTCGCCGTCGAGAACGTCAGGTCCGCGAAGTCAGTGAGAGCAGTCGTGCTTGAAGTCGTAGGCGTGATGTTCGTCAAGGTTCCGCCGCCTGCTGTATAGCCAGTGCCACTAACCTCATTCGAGGTCGTATAGTCAGTGGTTGCAGCAGTGAACGATGCGCTGTTGGTGTACATCGCAAGCTTGAATGTGTCACCAGTGCTTGCGGTGAAGTCGTGCTGGGCCTGCAAGAGTTCTTTCTTGAAGGAAGTACACATAAAGTTGCCAGTGAAGGCCATGTCAGAGTCTCCTTATCAGATCGGCAAGCTCAGGGTAGCCTGCATCCATGATGGCGTTATATACGGTTGTCCTGTCGCTTTTAACCGCTTCCTTTAGATACGTCTCCACGACCTTGGCAACTTGCGCCTTGAAAGCAACAGCTTGATCTCGGATTGCTGGATGCGCCGTATTTGACACAGACACGATTCGGTCGGCACAACGCAAGGCAATCTCTTCCGGGGTGAAGCCTCTCCGCTCGGTAGTCAGGACAGTGACATTAAACCCGTCAGAGTTCAGTTGGAGTGCCGCCGTCATTATACGCGCTCCCCATTCCGATAATTGTCCTTCTTGAGCTTGATGTCTACTCCAGTCAGTTCAGCCAGAGCTTCTTTGTACCGCGAAGTGTATTGACCAATCAGGTCAGGCTCGCCCTTCATGAAGGTATATGCCTCAATAAGAGCGCCGTACAGAAGCGCCGTATCTGCGTTTTCGCCAAGCCACGATGTTCCGGTCGTCACAATGGACGGCGGATCGTAGTAATAATGAAGCTCTACCGTGTAGCTGGCGTCTGGCGTTGGTGCCAATATGAAGTTCCCGCTGCCAGTCTCAACGCTGCCAGAGTAAACATCCCCATCAAAGACGCCATAATACTTTGGAACACCCTGCGTTGCACTCGACGGATATGCTTCCCTGATGAAGTTCACATCCTTGTCGAGGAGATATGTGTAGTCACCGTCTCCGTCTACTACCGCCAAAGACAGCACAGACAAGAAGTCACTAGGACGAGCGAGATATTGATTCCCGCTCGTCATGGACCCGGTAACATTCTTCCTTAACTCAGGGATCATGACTGTACGGAAAATCCGCTGTTCAGCCTGACGGATGAACGTGGGGATTTGAGAGACGAAGGTCGTCTCTTGGTTTTCCGTATAGTCCTGTATGGCCTGTGTCAGTTCAGAATAGTTCATTTGAACTTACCCGTTGCGATAAAACTTGGTGCCTTTGGTGGCTGCGCCAGTGCCGCGCATCTTCATAGTGCCGCCACCCATCTTGCGAGTAACGCGACCGCCAGACTTCATCTTCTCTTCCTTTTTCTCCATGGCTGGAGATTCTTTAGCTTCGTGCCTCTTCATGGCTGACTTGGACTTGTACTTTTCCTTGCCACCACGTTCTGAAACTTTCCCGCCCTTGGCCATTCCTGCCTTTGCGCGAGCTTCGCGGGTTTTTTCCTTTTCACGACGTTTGTCCCGCGTTGTTTCCGCATCAACTACTTTACCGCTGGGCTTAAACAGGTTGTCTAAAAGGCGCTGTGCGCCTCCCTCAGAAAGTTCTCCAGAACTGTGTTTGCTGAGAATATCCTGTACAAGGCTGCTAGCATCGTTTCTAGTCCTGACGGCCTTTCTTTCATTGCGGTTGTACGGACGTGCGGTTGAGTTACCACCGGGCATTTTGGACTCCATTAAGTTGTTGTAACAGTGACTCTTCCAACTGATGCTATCATATATTGCGCAGGATTCCCAACGGGATTCCACCCCCACAACTGTCTGCTCGCATCAAGCGACGTATCTGGCCTCGGGTCTTTCAAAGCCTGAGGGTCGTTGATCTTAACGCGGCCTAAGAAGTTCTGTGGCTGGTCAGGATCAAACACATCCTTGCCAACACGAAAGCCAGTGCGAACGCCATTCTGGTATTCATACACAAGCTCAGACAAAGGGTAGCGAAACCCAGTTCTGTCGCAGTATCCGAATGCCTTCTTGCCTCTCGCGTATGCCATCACCCACCCATCATGAATGTATTGTACGGCACAAACTGAACAGATGATCGATCCGTGTCCTCACCAGCCGCCAACTCAAACTGGAACTCATAGTCCTGCTTGAGGCTGGGTGCCATCTGGGGCGATTTCTTGAGGGCTAGGTAGTAAGCCAAGCCTGATGTCAAAGCCGGGATGAACCGAGGCGGAATGGCCGCAGAGCCAGATATGCCAGACGCCAAGCCATCAATACCCTTCAGGCGATAGTACAGGAGCGTATAGGGCTGCGTGGCATCTGGGACGGGCCACACGGTCACCTTGGTCTCTGTTGCCAGTCTCTGGACATAAATCTGAGTGGGCCTGCCCTGCGTATTCTTGTTGCTCTGCTGCGCATATGTGGAGACGCTGACGCGCTCAAGATTGGTATCCACTTGGCTTGTGCCAGTGCCAGTGCGAAGCTGATGCTCAATGATATCGATTGTGTCTGTGGGCAGGGTGTACGTTGCGGTCCCTGCGGTCAGAGCCTGAGTGCCGGACTCAATCGTGAAGAGGTTCAGGCCACGATTCTGCCATTCGAGCGTCAGCATATTCAAGCTGCGTCGAGCCGTTTTCAGTTCGTACCCAGAGCGCAACTCAAGACCGAGGCGCTCATAGGCCTCTTCAAAGATTTCGGAAAGATCAGGGACAACAACTGCCATTTACTTCTTCCTGTGCTTCGCTGTCTTCTGCGCAATCTTTGCAGGCTGCTTTGAAAACTGTTTGCCTTTT